TTGATTGAGGGTGTCATACGGGATAAACTCAATGATGGTACCACACTCTATAAATATACACAAACCGTATTAGACTTAACGATATTAACGGGTTGGAAATGAAATCACTGCATCAATATATTAATAACCCCAATTTCCATTGCTTATGTGTTGGTGAAGAGTGTCTTATAATCCCTACCAATCGGACAACTGATGGGTTTGATAGTATTATATTCAATATGGCTTTACGTTCGTTAACCCTTAGTCGTAATGTCAGGGAGGCTCAGAGAATAGTGGCTAACTCGGTACTTCAAGTGCAAAATTTGTCTAAGGTTATACAACCTACATCTATAATTTGGAATGATTAATTTAGAAGAATATAAAAATAGGGATGACCTTTTCTTATTAGCAATGGGTAATGTTGTGCTTAAGGTTAAGTCCCAGAATGTTAACTCACAATTCTCATTGATAGTCAGAGGGGTAATGTTGAGGAATAATAATTTAATCAAAACGTAATATTCCACATTAAAGACAGCGTACCATTAACCGCCATACATATAACAGTATTACCGAAGTGATAGAAGATAATTTATATATGATTTTAGAGGATGGCACCAAGATACTTCTTGAGGTGGGCAGATGCTACGGTGCGTTCGATTATGGTTCATTCGATATGTATATTGATAACAGACAAGAGCATGACGGTATCTGGTCTGCTAAGTGGGGGGAGAGGCGTGAAGGAAGCCCCGACACTGAATTATACCTACACCTTGAGGGTTTTGTTAATGCCCAATTAAAGCTTAAAGAGTTGAGTGTGAATGAATATGTTAGAAATCTAAAAATATGGGCTAACGTATCGATTGAGAATCCTGTGGTATTGCCACAGAGTCTTGAATTTGCATATCTGAGTATTAATGCAGTTTATTCTAATTTGGTGGACTTTGCCCATACTGACACTGATATTGTCATATGCAGTGATGACTCAATAATATTAAACGATTGTCATTTATTATCTTATAACAAGATATCCGAGGAGTTTACACATACCGAATGGTAATAATATGGAAAATAGAGAAATAGATACATTAATATCCTACTACGTCAGACTCTGGTCTGACGGCATGTATGAGGTTATAAAAACAATCAAAAAGATAGACATGTCAAGTTGGTCACATACTGAATTATCCAACATTAATGAGGTGGTTTTTACGGGTCGTATATCGGATTGTGAGAGCTTCATAAATTTAGATAGTCAAAGGTTAATTAAGGATGACTGATAGGCAAGGATATATGATATTAAAGGATGGTCGAAAGGTAACACTATCGCTTGGTTGCGCTTACGGCTCATATGATTACAAACAGGATGACGAAGACGGGAAACGTAAAAATTATCCCCCCACATATATGAATACTGGCCATTCCCATGGAGGTGTGGAAGGTTTGAATTGGGGTATGACTTATCCTAATGACGAATATGGTGACGCTTTAATTATTGAGAATACGGACATTGAGCTTATTAGTTTGGTATTGCCAAAAGGTATTACTTATCTATCGCTCGACTATAAAATAACGGTTATGGAACCAGTAATCTTACCATCTGGAATGGAGGGGTTATATGCTGGGTCTAATATAACCTTCACCAACATAGGGGACTTTAGTGATACTGAGGTTGATTTTGTTTTAGGTTATGATAAATATGATGACTGACAGTAAAATGATTTTAATGGACGGTACTGAAGTATCGTTAAAACAATTTAGAATATACGACAATAAAGTGTTTGGTACTGCGTATGAAGACTGTAGATGTGAATTAGATGGTAGAATATGGTCTGCGAAATGGGCTGATGCCACTTATGATGGTGTTACTTTTAAGCGTGGAGCATTTGCTCTTAATCTACTAATGGTAGAACCCATCAAAGAATTAATCATAGCTGACGACATAACACATGTCTTTGCCGCTAAAGCAATAGTAAAGCAACCAATTGTAGTACCAACTGGAATTATGGTTATTATAATAACCAATCATTGTACGATTGTAAACACTGAATTATTCATAGGTGTAGATTCAGCAATTTTGCAGATTATATCAGATGAACGACTCTAATCATGAAATCACGATTAGAAGACGGTACAGAATTTGAAGTTAGGCTCAATTATAATTATAGTACGAGAGATTATAATGTGGGTATAACGTATTGTCGTTCTGGTGAATTAGGGACAACCCTGCGATGGGGCGAGTTAGACTTGACCAAGCCTTGGGTTAGTGATGGTTTGGATAGTTGTGTATTTGAAAATATACGTGGTATCCACAGTGGGTATGTGTTGTCATTCGACAGGCTTATATTACCTAAAGACATTCAACAGATATTCATTACTCGTTTTATAACGATAAAGGAGCCTATAATGCTACCTAAAACTATAATAGACGTTAAGATACCAAAATATATATCTATATCCAATTTAGAGGAGTTTACGTATATGGAAAATAACATAAGACTAATATGATAGACGGATACGCAATAGGGTTGGATGGAACGAGATTTTCTATAAAGACTGGACTAATTTATTGTAGTGTTTTCGCACATAGAGACGAATGGGTATCAACAATCGAACACTCTGGGTATGACAATGTTAGTATAGTTATACCCCATCTAGGTAATATGGCGTTCATTAATACTATATACCTTGAGGGTTCGGAATTAAGCCCTATAAGATTAAAATCGTTAGCATTACCATCAAGTGTTAGGGAAGTAGTAATGAACCAACACGTATACATTGAAGATGGTTTTACGTTACCATATGATATTAGTTATATTGAACTTGATGGGCGATTATCTATTAACAATTTAACAGATTTTATAGATGATGATAGTGTCAATATAGCTTTATTCACAAATACATGAAAAAAGGATACATAATACTGAATACTGGAGAACGTATCAAGATTGAATTAGGTTACACTTATGGTACGTATGACGTATTGGTGGATGCCACAACCACACCAATATACGTAGGTGAAGAACTTGTTAGAATTAGGTTAGAGTCTAATGGGTTCGGTCTGGCTGCGACATATTACGAAACAACTATTCATTTTGAATCTAGCAGTCATCCTTTAATAATTAAAAAGATGGTATTACCAAAGGGTATAACAGAATTACATATTAGTCACGACATTTCAGTTTTGGAGCCTGTATGGATACCTAACACCATTAAAGAGTTAACGATTATGTCGACTGTGACTATAAGTAATTTAGATGAGTTTATTAATAGAGATGATACAATAATAGAATTAACAGTTCCATGGCTATAAAGACAGGATACGCAATATTAGATTCAGGAAAACGTATACCCATTAAAGTTGGCCATGCGTATAGTAAAATATCGGCTAAGTTGTTAGGGTTACAGTTGGAACCTCATAAGCATGATTTGGATTATATTCACGTTGTAGATTATAACAATATTAATATGGTCTTCGAGAAAGACCACACCAAAGTATTATCCATAACGGGAGGGGTAGACAATCCATTTATCATCGACAAACTAGAGATACCGATTGAGGTAGAGAGCTTGGAAATACATAACTGGGTCTGGATTAGTACTCCTATTACTTTACCAGATAGTATTAAAATAGCTAGAATGCCAAGTCACGTTTCACTAACCAATATAGATGATTTCACTAACAAGAGTGATGTCCGTATCGTTTTTAGACGATAGATTTGCATTTGTCAAAAACATTTTGTATCTTTGTAACTCAATAGATTAATTAAATAACAAAATATGTATAAAGTAACAGTAAAAGGTAAGGCCACAGTTGTCGTATCAGATTACGAAGGTAATGATGTGGTATTTGATAACTTATCAGAGCTAAACGGCATTGATTGTCAGGATTGTTTTTGTGACTACATTGACGATGATTATGACGGTGCAGTTTCTGGTGGATATATGGACTTCCGATATGAGGATGGCGAGTTAATAACTTACACCGTGTACGATTCCAAAAGAGAATTAACTGACGATGAGTTGGCAAAATTGGAAGGGTATACTTCTGGTCAATGGTCAGATGGTATCGGAGAAGGATTCGAGCAGGTTGCATGTGCTGAGGTAGATGAAGGTGAAGTATTTATTTCTCCTTGGTTTGGTGGTCAAACAAGAACAATCACTCAAGAAAAAGTATAATGGGCTTTCTATCGCCATTCCACTTGGCATAGCTAAGATAACCAAAAAATTAGATGATAATGAGTAAAGAAATAGATAATTTTATTGGTACACTGTACCATCCCAAGTATTTAATCAGTATGAAGGACTTCACAATAAACTGCTATATGCACCACAACGATGGTGAGAGCGATGAGGATATTGCGAAGCATTCTGGTAGTTGCTATGGGTATGCTATATTCTTGAATCAAAGAACACATATAGACTTATTTTTGGGTAATACTACTAGGTTTAAGAATTTTGGTAAGTATACTGAATTAGAAAGCGGATATAGTCGCATTGTATTCAATAATGGTACAGAGCTTATTTTCGACCCAGAGGGTTATGCTGGCGATGGAAGTGTTGAGCAATTGATTGGTCTTTATGATGAACTCGAAATGATTTAACAAATAAATTTGGTAATGTCAAATATTTTACCTACCTTTGTAGTATGGGATTAGCGATTAAACAATATAGACGCGCATATAGCACGATGCAAAGGATGCGCGAGTTCGTTCTCACTATAGAAGGTAATGACTACACTTTAGATGAGGTATATAATGGCGCACCAACTCTATTTAACGAGTTCATTTTTCATTCCGATTGTGAAGGAGGTTATATTTCATTTCGAACATTTGGAATAACTTCGTTAATATCTAAAACACTACAATGCGGTGACTTGGATAAGTTAAAGCTTGAAATGGAAGTATTGCGATTGGCATTAATTGGGTGGGACATAGATAGTACATCATCATCGTTAGACCCATTTAGGGACGCTATAAAGGAGTTTATATGTGATGTGGAGGAATCAGAAAACGTATTAGAATTTCACTAATGATAAAAGAAGACAAGGTAACGCTGTATAATACATTCATGAAAGAACTCACCGAAGGGCGAGTTACAGCTAAAAGCAAATGGAAAGAGGGTAGCTATGGTGACATCTATAGTCATCTATTTGAGATGTTACCCACTGAGGATTTTAAACAAACATTAACATATACCTACGACATAAGTCGAGGTAATGATAAGTATTACGGAAAAGATGGTAAGGAGGGCTGGTTCTTCAGTTTCCACAAGAGTATTCGTCAATGTGATTTCTATGATAATATATTCGCCACATGTGAGCAGAAGCTATTATCAGATGATGAAGCGTCTGAGTATAAATTTCTTCGTACTAAAGTATTTGATAAGACTATCGTGAAGAAGAGTGAGGTAGATGGAGAATTATGGACTGAGGAGTACAATAGATATAAGGAATTACTAGGTAAGGTACAGAGAGAAAAACAAGACTATGAGATTTCTGGTCGTATGGATTCTATTTTATGGAATATGATTCACATAGATGAAGGATTCTTGCATGGTATTATGGAAATGACCTTTGCCAAGTGGGACGTGATTAAGCAGAACGTTAAATTAAAACAGAAAGCATGATAAACGTACTAATAGGACTTTGTTTGATATGTGCCATGGCACATTTCTTAGGTTACCAAATTAAGTTTGGTCAAGGAGGACTTGCTTGGGAGAATAGTAATAAGACCATACGATATATTATGTATACGTATGTTACTATGATTGCATTTGGTTATGTTGGGATGTTAGTATTATTGTTCTTAGGGTTAGATTGTATTATTTCTCAAATACTCTAAATTGAAAATGCGAAATAAATATCCAGAGCGTAAAGAGTCTGTAATTGTTATAATCTTTAATATCATTAAGGGATTATTTTTGGTACCATTAAAGTGGACATTAATTTTATTTGGGGTGATATTGGCTGGTAAGGCCATATATAGTTTTGGAACGTGGGACTCCACAATAATGGTCGAAGCATTATCCAATCTAAGTTGGTTGAGGTGGACGTTCATCGCCTTTTTTGGATTTAATATTTACCTATACATAAGCGAATTAATACCATGAAAGTAAGAGTAGATGCAATAACCACATACAAAGACGGTGGAACGAAACAAATTGTACTTAGTGACGGACTCACGTACTATGTAGATAACCGTCTACTTTCTACAACTAAAGGTGAGGTGTACGCTTCGTACCCTAAAGGTGATTCAAATCTATCCCCAGTGACGGATAGGGAGAAAGAGATATTGATTGCGTGTTTGGAAGAGTACGGTAAAGAGAGTGCAATGTATGATGTTGGTGCTACGATTTATACTATCAGCGCCACCATGGTCAAACCAGAATCTTGGAGTTATACCGTTGTCAATGTACATACTGAGAATACAGTTGTAGGTTATACAATTATAACTGATAACGGAGACGAGCAGTATCTAACGGTACAAGAATTCACAGATTTTAAAATCAGAAGAACAGAAGTATGATAAAGTATAATTTATTTGCAAATAATAGCAAAACAAAATACGCTTGTATTCGCAGGGCAAATAAAGCTGGACAATACATCACATTATTTGATTATTTTCCAAGTGATTACGCATCAGAATTTAGACATTCATTTGATGTTATCAGACTCACTGAATTGTCCATAGATAGTGGTGGTATCTTAACATTAGAGGGCAAACGACAAACTAAAGTATCATGTTTTAAGTACGGTAGTGATGGTTATACCAAACTGGAATATTCCATTGCCGAAGTCGCGGAAAAACAAGGAATTAGTGTTGAGGAATTAATGAACTTAAATAATACCACAGAAAGGACAATATGGGACAAGAGGTGGTATTGGTTTAACAAGGATACTGGTAGAAAGGAGACGATATTTGCATACTGGACAGTATTTAATGGTAAGGAAACTCCTATTACCGAAGTATTCTCAAACTTCACTTTAAGTGATGAGTATGAGATTTTATCTTGGGGTGAAGAGGTTATCCTTAAGGGGTAATACTATCTGTACCAATAACGTTCTGAGATGAGAATGTTGCTGGAATAACATCAAAAACAATGGTTGAATTTGGCGATGGTTGAGCCATCACCGAGGCAGGTCTTTGGTAATTACCATTAACTCTATCACCCAAAGTGTTTGTACGTTCCATTACCAGCATAATACTCAAGTCTTGGTCGATATTCTTATCAGTATTAGGTTTTACCTCTTCCCTTTTAAGTTCCTTAAGAGCAGTTAGGATTTCTTTCTTGTCTTTAGCGATTAGCTCTATGAGAGCTTTGTCAGCCTCCTTACGCCCGTCTTCAGCTTTCCAGTATAGACCATAGGCAAACATTAGAATAGATATAGTCCCACCTATTAATGCACCAATAGCATACTTCATTAGTTTAGTACTGATGGTCATACTACCTTTATCAGCGACAAGGTTTTCAGCTACGTTTAGGGGTTGATTTTGTTCTGACATAATTAATATTTTATTGAACGAGTGTAAGGTGTGGCGTTATCATAACTAACGGAGAACTGATTATATGGACTATAAGACCAAAACCAAGCCACTGGAGAGCCTCTTTCATGGTCACATGATATGTAGGGTACATTTATGGTTACAAGGTTGTAAACGGCTCCATATTGATTAAGTTCACTCATTGTGGCATTAAAATTACGAATGTAAGTTATAGCTTTATCATTATTATACCCATCTTCTTTGGTTCTATAGAATGAATTTGAGTGAGTGAAGACATGATAATAATAGATGTTACCTTCTTGTACTCTTGTTATTTGCCAGAAGAAGGAACCCCACTCACCTTCGTTTTCAATTTGCCAATTGGTATGTTCAACTGGTTGTGATTGACCAATACAAATAAAGCTGGAAAATAATAGTCCTAATATTAATAATATTCGTTTCATAATAATCTTTTTCTATAAATATTTGCATAAGTCAAAAAAATTCACTATCTTTGTACAATGGATATAGGAAGAGGTATAGAAGGGCTATTTAAGAATTTGATAGCGATGGCTTTAATTGGTATTATTAGTACATTAGGTTTAGGTATTTACACAATTGTAGATTTCTTTTCTGATGATGTGTATACTACAAAGGAACTAATAATACCAAATATTGAAATAGTCACCACTGATGGCGTATCAGATACGACATACACATATACATTTAAAGATTAATTATGCCGACAGCATTAACTAAAGACCTACTTAGAGAATCTACTGAGAAGTATGATGACAGAAATATATATGTCACTCTAACCGCAGACCAGAAAATAAAGATGAAGCTAAAGGGTATGAAATCTGGAGAGGTTTCTACCAGTATTAGAAGCTTGTATCTTGAATTGTGTGGTTGTGAGGACGAAGAAGGTACTGCACCTGTTAAAGAGGTTAAGTCCGTTAGTTATACTCGAAAAGAGTCTGGTAAATACGTTCAACCAGACCCAAGGATAGCTAAGGTCATACTACAAGATTTGAGAAGTCAAAATGCCATTTCTGGATTAGACATAGAAACATTGGCCAAGTTTGACCAAATTATCGTTAATTTATTACAATCATACAAATGAAATACCGACCATTACCAGAAAATGTAACGATTAAGAACTCTACAATTGGAGGGTTAGGATTGTTTGCAACCGAAGACATCAGAGAGGGAGTCGAAATAGGGCTAACCCATATCCCAGAGGAACATGCTCCAAATGGATTTATTAGAACACCTTTAGGTGGATTCTATAATCATTCTGAAGACCCTAACTGTATTAGTACCATATTTGCTGGGTTTAGGTTTTTGAGCACTATTAAAGACATAAAAGCTGGGGATGAACTTACTAGTTTTTACACTTTGTACGAGATTTAGCGATTTATTCAAGTCACAAACACATTCTAATTCACCACAAAAGTCACACCTCCACGGTTGGTCAAACTGACAGACACACTTTCTTTCGGTACATATTTTGCACCAATCATATTCATCTGGTTCAGAGCTATTCATATAACGTTAGGTTAAACTAAAAAGAGACCCGATTAGGGGTCTCTTAGTTGTGCCATACCCTAAAGGGAATGGTCTAATTCCGCATCAAATTTTATTGATGGTGTCATATTAATTTAAAGCTGTATTTCCACTCATTATCATTGTGTTATCCATTGAAGGGTTATACGTCATTGGCACTTCGGTACCACTCATTGTTGCTGGCTCACAAATACACCCATTTTCACATCCATCATTGATACAATTAGCACACATACAAGGATTCGAATTACAGGCTCCACAGCTAAGTAAACCACTATCTGTAGTACATACACAAGGGTTCATTTTACAGGTAATACATTGGTCGCTATAATCTTCGTAGACTGGTCTAGGTGTTACGGTAAATAATTTTCCTAGGTCGATACTCTGTAGGTTAAGGTTAATTTCAAACCCACCACCCATTTGCTCTTGAATTATTTCATATGCTTTGATTTCTGCCATCAATGCCAACGCATTGCCAAACACATCTTTTTGGTCTTCGGGCATTGATTCAAAGAAGCCACCAGCCCCCAATAAAATCTTACCATATTCATCTAATTGTTGTTTCTTTTGTTCAATATCCATTTTTGCTTTTAATTTGGTACTTTATAATGGGAGACTCCCGTAGATAAATAGAAACTGCGACACTCTAAATCTCTCTTACGATGAAGTTTTCTCTATATTTTTCTCGTGGTAGTAAAAAACCTCTGGTATTACTTCCCATGTCGCCACTAAATTGGGTTATAGGGATATTATCTTCCTCTTCTTTGAGTAAAATTCTGAGGTCTTCAACACTGATGTACCATGCCTCCTTTAGGAACTTATAATACATAACAAACCACTTAGCTTCAGTAACATATATCCCAGATGCGTAGCCCCTACATTCGAATTCAATAAACATATTTCCAGTATCATATGTTGGCTTGCAATAGACATCAGTCTTAACTTCGTATTTAATTTGTTCTCCAGCTTTTTCCATCAGTAGGTCGTATCGATAATCCTTATTGGTATCAATGAGCTTGGCACCCATTTGTATTAGGTCATCTTTGATGACAATTTCTCCTTGTTCCCCCACAAGTATATCTTGTTTAAAATCGTAATTAGCCATGTTTTAAGTATAGGCAAAATTATTTGGATTGTCAAGCATATTTATTAATATGAAAAGGATTAAACTTACTGAAGGTCAAGTAGCTATGTTACGGCTAAATGAAGGTAGAATAGATATTGAAAAGACCATTGAGCCAGAGGTTAATGAGATTAACGTAACGTTAATGGATATCGCTAAAAGATTGAAGACTATGACAGCTCCGAGAGCGATTAGTAACCCATCTATATTGGCAGACATGGTTAATACCTTAGAACCTTTGGATGATAAAATCTATAATTTATCCAATAAGGTTGACCAATACAATGAAGACCCACAATACAGTAATGTTGATAAGTACATAGTTAACACTCTTAACGGTTTGGAATTGAAGCGTAGAGAGTTAGCTAGAATTGCAGGCGCATTAGCTAAATTAGGTGCCGACTCCAATCTGAATGGGAAGCCAGAGGTTTTTGACAAACTGTTCAAATAATTTGCATTTATAAATAATATTTTGTATCTTTGTAGTTATGAGATACCTTTTATTATTATTCGTAGGGTTCACTTCTTGCAATATGCTATATGAAGATGAAGACCCCCAACCACCAATCACCCAAATAGAAGTACCTGAATGGGATACTGAAGAATTTATCCGTGGCCGATGGCTACTAATAAATGGTCAGTTTTATGTTAATAATCACGTATCCGATAATACGGAAATTTATAACCACTTTGAGGGTGGTGATACTAGTAGCCTGAATATTGACGGAACAGCTTACGATTTCGAAGAAATAATAAGGAATACTACTACTTGGACGTTTTATCCAGAAAATAGACCCATAGACCAGTTTTGGTTAAATAACGATTCAATAATGCCGTTATGGTTGACCAGCTTTGGCGATACAGTGTTTAATGTAAATGAATATCCTGTGCCGATTAACGTACAGCAAATCGGTGGGAGTACCAGACCAATCATTATAATCAGTCATGAATATGATATGATGCGAATAATAGTACAAGAAGCCGAGGTTAACCACCAAGGATGGAATATAAAATATTGGTCAGAATTGACGTTTAGGAAAGTGGCGTCTTGGTAGATTCTTCTTTGGTCTATTGTTTGTGAGATAGTCATTCATAGCTAATTCTATGACTGCATCAGTAACAGGAAACAATTCCTTTAGCGATTCAAATATAAGTGCTCGTAATTGACTACGTGTATGACTTCTCACGTATCTAATAGTACTAGCGTCAAAGATTATTCCTCTCTGAAATTTATTCGTATTAGTGTCTTTAATTCTGGCTATTTTATACCCAGACCTCATGAACTCGCTTATTAGTCCAGCTTTTTTATCGTCTTCCATAATTATAAATATTGATTTTGTGGAATAAAAATCGTATCTTTGTACTATGCCTAACGAGAAACTTCATATGGACTTCATGGTTATTATGAGTGAGATGAGTGTAATGTACTACGTTCACTATATTACTAGAAAACTATATAGTTTTGAGAGTCATTGTTTAAAAGTAACCAATGCGATGGAAGACCCGATTAAATACAAATCGGAGGTTAATAGTACCAGTTATCAAAACTTGATATTATTCCTCATGATGGAATTGGAGACTCAATATGGACTTGTTGGGGGTAGAGCTACAAAAATTATAGTAGATTTCTATACTAACAGATTCTGGGTAGGTATTTATAATGCACAGATTAAGGTTAATAAAAGCCTTTTTCCTGATGGATATTACAAAAAGTTAAAAAAAGGAATATAATGGAAGTTACAGATGCAAATATTGACGCCACAATTAAGGAAGGTGTTGTGTTATTAGATTTTTGGGCAGAGTGGTGCGGACCTTGTCGAACACTAACCCCTATAATTGATGGGTTAGTAACGGATAACCCAGACATTAAGATTGGTAAAGTTAACGTTGATAGCAATGGTGTGGCAGCACGTAAGTACGGAGTAAGAGGGATACCTATGTTGGTTTTTCTTAAAGATGGTGAAGTGGTTGATACTTCCGTAGGAGTTTTATCGAAAGCTCAAATTCAAGCTAAATTAGACGTACTTAAGTAAGGTTGCCCCATATTTATTGATATGGGAAAAAGAATTATCATACGTGAGGGACAACTGAAAACTCTGGTGGGGCACATCAAAGAAAACAGTGACCACACAACTATGGTCAAAAATATTCAAGATGATTTAGATAAAAATTACTCTCCAGAAGTAATGACACAAAGACAAGGAGGAGAATATTTTGAGAAGCCATCGTTTGTTATTAAGGCTGACGGTTCCATGACCACAGGTAAAAATCTATTGCGATATTTATCTATGAAGTATGGAGATATGGTAGGAGACATATTTATCAAGCAAGTTATACGAGATTGGGCAGACGATTCAATCAGAGATGGTTATCTTAGCAAAAACGTTTCAATGAGCTAAAATGAAAACGAAGATACGACATATGTTGCGAGAACAATATGGAGAGTTCGACACATATCTTGAGCTTGTCTACGAAAAGCAATTATTAGAAAACGTATCAACAAAACATCGCAAAAAGGTTAGAGCATGGCTCACCTACAATCAAGTTATTTTAGAATTAAAGCATAACATCAAAGATTCACTCAAATTACGAGAATTACAGTACCGACTTACTGATAATGAGAATCCTAATAAGGTATGTTTGGAAGTTTTGAGCGAGTTGAAAGAATCGCATCCAGAAATTGAGAGGCTTTATTATAAAATAATGAACTTTTAACTGACGTTCCAGTGTGTAGAATGATATTTATAATTGAATAACATTTTATTAAAAAAACGTGAGATATGAGCTTAAACGACTTCATAATTAACAACGGCTACACTGAAAAAAGCTACTTAAATTACGCTTACAGGAGCCTACTCATGAACACCGTCACAACATTAGACGACAAAACCTTCGAAAGATGGGAAACATATCACATGATTATTGATGAACTTGATAAGCAAGGATACGGAAAGGCGTTCAAAGAGATAAAGTATAGACTAACCGATGAGTTAGCTGATGAAAATCCTAACGATGTATTTATTGATGTTTTAAGTAGATTTGAATTAACTCCACTATTAGTCTTCTTACAACGAAGAATCGATATGTATATTGACGATGAGTTAATGAGTCGATTCCTGTAAGTTGTAAAAGTCAAATAAATTCGATATCTTTGTATTATGGCTAAGATTGATAAGCGTATTTCGTTTCTCGCTCAGAAGTTTAACGTCTTTGATATCGAAGATGTTGAGGATAATGAGGAAGAGTTTACAAAAGCTGGATATAGCGATATTGAGGTGGTGGCAGACCCCCTTACTGAAGATACCATTGCGTTGTTATCGGAGAAGTACCGTAATGAGAAGTCGACCAAGAAACTACGTAAGATAGCTGTTGAAATAACCATCTTTGGTAGAATGATTTCTGCCGACCCCACGAACAATAAGCAGTTCGTCCAATGGATGTTAACTGTATTCACTAACTTCCTTAAAGACCGAGACATTAGTGAGGCCATCAGGTTTGCCTGTGAAGACCTCCCTAGGGCTAAAGAGTATTTAGAGGTTTTCGAAGCCAATAAACGTAAGGCCAGCTTTAAGAGGTTCTGTGATAAGAACTTCAGTTTAAGACATATCGATGACTGTACTAATATTGACCAATATCACAGCCTTTCAGAGCTATTTGATGCAGTTGACCCATTCATTGAGAAGGATGTATCTGGCCTGAAAAGAGACCTTATGCGTTTCGTTAATAATGGTGATGCAGAGATTACGTTCAAAGACCGACATTTTATCGTTTACATTCCACTAACCAGAGACGCTTCAACCGTATTTAATAACTTTTCAAATTGGTGTACAAACTCTCCAGGAAATGGAATGTATAAGAGTTATACCGACAATCTAAGACCAGACAAGAGCAAATCTAAGTTATACGTGATTATTCCGACTGACTATTTTACAGGAGAAACTGAGGAAATATATCAGCTTCATTTTGAAAGTAACCAATTCATGGATAGAAAAGACCGTAGAGCTAACATTGTAGAACTATTTGACATTAGTGAGGAGCTATCTGAATACTTCGAAGATGAATTATTTGACATATTGGGTCAGTGTAATTCTATTATCGATAGGAACTATAAGAATTGGTTATTCCAGTTCAATCTTGGGTATGTTATGTTCTCTTTTATGGACGATAAAATGCTTAATCTCAGGTTCAAGAATGATATGCTTGGTAAAATACCAGATACTATCAGTAGATTCACAAACTTAAAACACTTAGTTGTGACCAAATGTAGGGTTAAATCAATTGATGAGAATATTGGTGACCTAACCAACCTAACTGTTTTAGGTTTAAATGACAATAAACTGACCAGATTACCTATAAATCTATGTAAGTTGAAGAGTCTCAAGTTTTTAAGCTTAACTGATAATCCCATTAAGGATATAGATAAGAGCATATCAAATTTAGACATATCAAATGGAGGGTCGTTAGAATGGGTGGTGGTATCAAAAAAATCTGTCGCTGACAAATTATCTCGCTATTTACCTAATGCAGAGATAGACGTAATCAGCAGAACAAAGCATAGCTACGAGAACCTATAATGGGATTTCTTAGTGTATTTTATGGGATAATGGGAAATAAGGGAGACTTTTACCCTTTTCTGTCATATTTATTAAGTGAAAAATAATTTAAGCTTAAAAAATATTTTGATATGTCTAACAAAAAAACACCTATAAACGAATCCGTAAAAATTACCGAGAATGACTTGGTTGCAATGATTGAAGGTATTGTCCTTGAAGAAGTTGCTAAAGCAAAAGGTAAGTGGTTACAAGAACAAAAAGAGTCTAAAGAGACACTATTGGAGAACCGACTTGCTGCTCTAGAGAAGAGACTCTCTACCAAGAAGTAATTTAACCTATTCAAACATACTAAAAGCCAAGGCGTGATTACACGCCTTGGCTTTTAACGTTACAGAAACTTGTATTTCTCGATAATTATACGTATCTTTGTTTAATGCTAGAAATAAAAGAGACTTTAATACGTAAAGATGTCCCCCTTACTGTATCAGTAGAGAAGGACGAATTTATAGAAGCGAGTGAGAAAGCTTTTGATTGTGCTTTCAATGGTACATCGGAGTTCTATCCTTGGGAGCTTCCTGAGTCATTACCATCCGAATTCTCTCTTGGAGTCATTGTGGGTGGCTCTGGTTCTGGAAAGTCTACAATGCTTAAAGAGTTTGGAAAAGAAGAAGTACCAAAATGGGATATTAATAAAGCGATAGTATCACATTTTGAATCTCCAGATGAAGCAATAAATAAACTTACAGCCGTAGGTTTGAATACGGTACCTTCTTGGTACAAACCATATCAATCATTATCAAATGGGGAGAAGTTCAGGGCTGACCTTGCCCGTAAACTAAAAGACGGTGCAGTTATCGATGAGTTCACTAGTGTTGTGGATAGAAACGTAGCTAAGGCCGCAAGTATGGCTTTGGCCAGATATGTAAAAAATAATAACCTTAAAAATGTGGTAATATCAACGTGCCACCATGATATAGTCGACTGGCTTGAACCTGAATGGGTTATAAATACTGATATGGGTCATTTGTATGACGGTTTTTTTTTGTCCGACCAGAAATCAATATCGAAGTATATAAGGCAGACCGCAGTATCTGGGGAATGTTTAAAGACCATCACTATTTAAGCGGAGATTTAGCCACAGCATCAAGATGTTACGTTGGTATAATGAATGGTGAGGTAGTTGCCTTTAGTGCCAGTATGACAATGCCAAATGGGTACATTAAAAATGCTTGGAGGGGTCACAGAACGGTTGTATTACCAGATTATCAAGGAATGGGTATCGGGATGAGATTCTCTAATGCCATGGGTGAAATTCATTTAGCCGAGGGGCATAGATACTTCTCACGGACGGCACATCCTAAGATGATTTACTATCGTGAACATTCCCCGTTATGGCGACCCACAAGTAAGAATATGAAACTTAGAAAAGATATTACACATAATAATATTTTCAATAATCATTATGCTGACAATAAACGTATTTGTGGTAGTCACGAATATATGGGTGAGTCATAACGACTCTATAAGTTTATTATCAATATCCTCATCGTATTTTATTCTTATTAATTTTATCCCCATATTCTCACAATAATTTGTTTTTATATTATCGTTGTGTAATGTCTGCATGTGTCCAGCTATACCACCAAAACGCTTTACTGGTTTATAATGTTGTATTCCATCATACTCAATACAGATATTAAGCTCTGGTAAATAAAAATCAAATGGTAGTGGTAACTCATTTCTACAGTCGTTAAATCTATATTGTGATATAAAATTAACCTCCTCATTACGTAAATGTTGTTTTATTTGTTTCTCACCTTTAGACTCGCCACATATATTACACCCATGACCTTTCTTATGGTTTTTAGGTGTCTGCACGAATTTACCATGTTCTGGGCACACAATAATAACTTTAGTAACGTTATTAGTATAGGACACTAAAGAATAATCGTATTTGTCTCCGTGAACCTTTTTAGATTTTCCTATAAATTCACTTACGGTATCTTTAAGTTTATTAGACGTCCTTTTTTTACCACATCGATAACATCCTTTACCAATTAAATGTTTGTTCGGTGTTTGATGGAATTGTCCGTGTTTGGAACAAACTATATTAACCTCAATATTACTACGCATATATTTAACTAACGAATAATCGTATTTATCCCCATGCACCTGTATAGCCTTCTGAATAAAACTATCAGTATTACTGGTTTTTGTTCTTACCCTATTTAACTTTGCGCAGTCTGGGCACCCTTTTCCGTATAAGTGATTATATATCATTTGTTCGAACTCGCCATGCTCTGAACAAATAATTGTAACTTTATCTTTAGTGGATAGAAATTCATATTTAGAATAATCGTATTTATCCCCATGCACCTCAACGAATTTTGTAAGATATTTTTCCATAATATTTGTTTTTCTTAATAAATATACGTATCTTTGTAAAACGACATCCTAAGATGGGGTTTTACCGAGAGAACTCCAAATTATGGAGGGCAACTAGTAAGAATAGGAAGCTACGAAAAGATATTACACATAATAACATATTTAACAACCATTACGCTGATAACAAACGAATTTGTTTCAGTCACGAATATATAGGATATGACAGCTAAACAGACTATATTTGGACTCGTTTTACTATTCTTAATAGGTGGAGCACAATTCTATCAGAATATTAGGAAAGATAATAATATCAAGGAGATAAAAGAAATGTTGGAAACACATATAGAGGCTTCTAAGGTAGAAATTAAACTTCCTGATGGGTTTACCTATGTTTATGACCGATTTGCCATCTACAACGCTAAAATCGATACTCAGACAGTTATTACCTACCTTTCGGTAGTAGATAGTTTCGGGTTGCGAGAAGATAGTACCCATTTTGACTGGTTTATAGGTCAAATACTTTACGAGAGTGGCGCTAGACAGCGAAAGGCTGATGGTAGTATTCTTAGAGGTACTTCTGGTGAGGTAGGCATAGCACAGATTATGCCTTCAACTGCATTGGGAGTGTTATCTCAGATTAAAGACCCTAATATCTTATTGAGGTTGGGTGTTCACGATTTCTCATTTGCTAATAATAAATCAATTAAAAAGGTAAATAAAATTAAACTAACCATTGAATGGTTAAGTGACATTAATAATAACCTGACATTGTGGGGATATATTATGCGAGGTAAAATGGAACGTAATGGGCTATTAAAAGGATTGGTAGCGTACAATGCTGGTACTGGTGGAATGATGAAATTCATCAGTCAATTTCGTAAGCCTGAAAAGCATAAATATATTAAAGGGATTAGGGATACGCTACGTTATATAGCCAATAAAGGTTTAGTGCCCTCTTTGGAAAGCGTGTAACCCATCTTTAATTCGATTGGCTCCAGCTCTTTCCCAGAAGTCTCTATTCTTAGGGTTTGTCGGTATTAATAGAGTATTCATTGTAGGCATAGTTCTAAAGATTAATGGAATAGCGTCAGTAATTACCTTAATAGGTCGTTCCAATGGTGATATTCTAATATCAATAATATTAGAAGTGTCATCGGTAAGTGAGCCAGTCACATTATCAATTTCAATTCCACCTATTGGAGTGTTACCTTTACATATAAAGTAGATTGTTGATTCAGGATTCTCGTCAGCAATTTTAATGTTAACATGTTCTCTAAGTCTACTTAGAATGGTTCTCTTAATAATCGGCATATCAGCTTCGTCAATCTCTACTTTTTCCATATCACTATAATATTTTGGATTACCCATTAAATGGTCTTTGGCGATTTCTTTACTGGTCGCTTCATCATCAGTATGCTCCAGTTCGTCCTCAGTACCCTTTTTAAGTTCACCTTTAAGGTTTTTGGTGTCCATGTCATGATGCTTGGCGATATCCTTCATTGAGAGGTTATCCGCTTTGCCACCTTTAAGTTTATCTTTACTCATATTTATAAATATGAAAAGGTCGAGCAAAATACTCGACCTTTTCACGTTTGTTATGATGTAGAGCCTTATGCTTTCACAAACATCTCATCCTTCTTCTTATTGTATGATACGTTAATTACAGCATCTGAACTTACTGTATCCAATAGAATTTGGTCGGCAATTAAATTACCAACTACCTTTTGTAATACTCTAGCTAACGGCCTTGCACCATATTCTTCATGATAACCTTCTTCAGCTAAATAGTCAATTGCAGCCTTGTCAAGCTTGATTTCATATCCAGCATCGGCTATTTGAGCTTTAAGCTTTGCCAACTCAATGTGGATAATCTTATCAATATCTTGTCTAGAAAGACTGTTGAAGATAATAGCCTCGTCAAGACGATTAAGGAATTCTGGTGGGAATTTCTTCTTAAGTGCCTTTTCAATGATACCTCTCTTACGCTCATCGCTGGCCGCAAGACTTGTATCTGTTTTGAAACCAACACCTGCACCCATGATATTTAATTGTTTAACACCTACGTTAGATGTCATAATTATCAAACAATTCTTAAAGCTTACTTTACGACCTAAACCATCAGTAAGATGCCCTTCATCCAATAGTTGCAATAATGTATTGAAGATATCTGGGTGAGCCTTTTCTATTTCGTCAAATAGTACTACAGAATAAGGTCGTCTCCTAACCTCTTCAGTCAATTGTCCACCTTTTTCATGTCCAACATATCCTGGAGGACTACCCAACATTCTAGATACTGTATGTCCCTCTCGATATTCACTCATATCAATTCGCACTAGAGCTTCTCGGTCACCGAACATTTCTGCCGCTAATTGCTTGGCCAGTTCTGTCTTACCAACTCCAGTAGGACCTAGAAAAATAAATGACCCGATTGGCTTGTTTTTAGGTTTAAGACCTAATCTATTTCGTTTAAGAGCTTGTGTTACGGTATCTACCGCTTCGTCCTGTCCAATTAATACTTTCTTAATAGTTTCGTCCATATAAAGTAATTTCTTAGTCTCTTGACTTGAAATCTTGGTAATTGGAATGCCAGTCATAGTTGAAATTACATCACATATTTCTTCTACACCAACTTCGGTTCTCTTACTATCCATTTCTTTAGACCAAGCTTCTTTAGCTGCATCCAAATCCTTTTGTATGTTCTTTTCTTGGTCTCTCAATTCTGCTGCCTCTTCATAGTTTTGGCTACGGACAACTTCTAATTTCTTTCTTTTAATGTTGGTCTTGGCTGTTTCCAAAGCTTTGATTCTATCTGGTTTTTCCATACCTACGTTCGTAGCGGCTCCAGCTTCATCCAAGACATCAATTGCCTTGTCTGGCATTGCTCTTTCGGTAATATACCTGTCAGACAACTTAACGCATTCTTCAATGGCTTCATCTGTATAAACTACCTTGTGATGCTCTTCGTACTTGTCTTTGATATTTTCAAGAATAATTTTAGTTTCCTCTAAAGATGGTTCATTTACGAGTACTTGTTGGAAACGTCTTGTTAACGCACCATCCTTTTCCACATTCTCTCTGAATTCATCCAATGTAGTTGCACCTATAATTTGAATCTCTCCGTTTGCCAATGCTGGCTTAAATATGTTAGCTGCATCCATCGAGCCTGATGCGGCACCTGCTCCAACCATAGTGTGAAGTTCATCAATGAATAGAACTACATTAGGGTTCTCCTTAAGCTCATCCATCAGAGCTTTCATTCTTTCTTCAAATTGGCCACGGTATTTTGTTCCAGCTACTAAACTGGCTAGATTAAGTGAATAGATACGCTTATCTGATATAATCATCGGTGCATCCTGTTCATGAATCAGTTTGGCCAATCCCTCAACGATTGAGGTTTTTCCAACTCCTGGGTCACCAATAAGTACTGGATTATTTTTCTTTCGTCTTGATAAAATTTGAGTGACACGTTTAATCTCTTTTTCACGACCAACTACTGGGTCAATCTCCCCTCTTTCTGCTGATGCAGAAATGTCTCTACAGAAGCTATCTAATACTGGCGTATTTCTACCATTGTTAGATTGCTTACGTCTTTCCTTCACTCTTCTTTTAGGATTACCACTATTTGGTGCTTCTTCATTTTCTGGGTCTTCAAAATCGCTCATAATTACTACTTTTTCTTTAAATTCTTTATAGTTAATACCATGGTTAGATAAAACACCGTTAATAGGTGAGTCTTTTTTAATCGCACTTAAAAACATATGTACCGTATCCAATGTGAAGTCACCTAAACTATTACATTCTTCGTCAATACCTTGAAATACTTCTTTGATGTCAGCACTCATTTCATTATGACGCTTCTGCTTACCAACCCTAGGTATGATATCTTTGTTATAAACTTCATCATATAGAGAGTCAAATAAACCGTTTAGGTCTACGTCCATATTGAGTAGTACTTCAGTCGCTCTATTATCTCCATCTTCTACAATGGATAGTATAACATGTTCTGGTCGAAGTTGGTTACCGTTATGGTTTAACACTTCTTGCATAGCCTCACGGACTATAGCTTTAAGTTTGGGTCTAATGTTTCTATTCATATTATTTACTTATGCAAATATACGGATAATATCCCAGTAAAACAAATTTATCTGTTGATTTTTTCAACTTTTATACGTATCTTTGTACTATAATAACAACAACAAACACAAAAGTAAACTAATGTTAGTACACAAAAAACAAGTCGAAGAGACAACAAAGGCACTTTATAAATCAAGCAATATTTTAGCATCGTCATATAATCCAAGCGCAAAAACGTTGGAGATTATATTCAAAAAGGGTACCAAGTACGCTTACAGTGATGTAGATGCTACCGCTTATATGCGATTCGAAACGGCTGAAAGCCAAGGGAAAATTTTAAACTCTCATATCAAGAAATTTGCATTCACTAAGTTAGATGACGTTGACCCAAATGGAATTGAAACAATGATTACATCTTACCAATCTGCTAATGACGCTACTCTTATGAAAGAATTTGCGGTTAGGGTTACAGGATTATTGGGGGAAGAGGTAACTAAGGACACTATAATGACCATTAGAGACCTTACGGAAAAAACCATTACTATCTTAGAAGGATAATGGCAGAATCATATGATATGTATCGTACCCGAATAGATATAAGGCAGAGCTATTACAGGTATACATTGATTAGTCCTATAATAGACTTTTTATTTGAAGATTTATAAAAATGGAAGAAAAAGAACCAGATGTTAAGGGCATCAAACACGGACTAATAGTCGTTGACCCCTCTCAAAAGGGTGAGATGTTAGAAATTCTACACTTCGTAGGATACTGGAAAGAACCGACCAAAGAATCAATTGATGATTTTAGACGAGAAATTAAAACCGATAAAGAATTCGGATTAACAGAGATTGCTGACAGGTTAAGTATATTGCCTGCACCCGACTACATAGTCGAGCGATTTAAAGAAATAGCTAAAAACGAAATAGAAGATGAGTAAAGAGAAGATTGAACTGGATGAGTTTATAAAACTAGCAACAAAAGATTGGGACGATGTTCCTACAATTGACGAACGTTATGATGATGAATGGCAAATGGATTTCGTTATGGGATTAGGCGAGTATAGCTGGGGTGAAGAGTTTGGGGAAGAGTTTCCTTACGAGTATGTCGAGTCAATAGAGGTTATCGGACATAAGAATAGTTATATTAACTTCACTATTATCAAGCGTAAGAGTGACGATAAATATTTTGAAATAAGTATTAGACATGGTAGTATGAGTTCCGATATGGAATACGATTCGTTTACTGAAACCAAAAAGGTGGTTGTAGAACCACGTTGGGAGTTTCAAGATTGGGATATGGATTAAAACGAGAAATAGAAATGAATAAATTAGACAAAGATTATCAAGCACTATTAGCCGATATTTTAGAGAACGGAGTTATTAAAGGTGACCGAACTGGAACTGGAACTAAATCCGTATTTGGTAGGACAATCAGACACAAGATGTCAGATGGATTTCCACTATTAACAACCAAGAAGATGTTCCATAAAGGAGTATTCACAGAGCTACTATGGCTTCTGAACGGTGATACCAACATCCAGTGGTTAGTTCAGAACGATTGTAACATATGGGTTGGTGACGCTTATAAAAAGTTTGTTAAATTCATTAGTAATGAATGGAATGGTGGGAACTTAGATAAAATGGTTGAGGCAGGTTATATCATTGAGACCATGGTTCTTCAAGAGGAGAGTGGGATGGATTTCGATTCAGTTAATTATGCTCCTCTTTCTGAAAAAGGGTTTACTGAACGAATTAGGGTTGAGGACGACTTTGCTGAGAAGTGGGGAGACTTAGGTCCTATCTACGGAAAACAATGGAGAGATTGGGGCGATAGTACTAACTACATTAAGCTTAGAGACGGTGATGAACACAAACTACATACCAAAGGTGTAGACCAAATATCCAAATTGCTTGACGATTTAACTAATAATCCTGACAGCAGAAGGATGATGGTTAATGCGTGGAAGGTAGATGAGATTAATCAAATGACTTTGCCGCCATGTCACTACGGATTCCAAGTAACTACTAGAGAATTAAGTTTAGAAGAAAGAGTTGCCATCTGGGATGAAAGTCATTTGAAAAATGTTAAGCCTGAGAATTCTATGGATAACTTGGATTTAGATGGGGATGGAATACCTAAACGAGCAATATCTCTATTGTGGATTCAACGAAGTGTTGATACCTTCCTTGGCTTGCCCTTTAATATTGCGTCTTACGGAGCTTTACTAATGATTCTAGGGGAATTAACCAATATGGTACCAGACGAGCTTGTAGGACAACTAGGTGACACTCATTTGTACAGTAATCATTTCAACCAAGCTGAGGAACAGATTGGGAGCGAATTAGACGTATTCGAAAGATACAATTTAGTGGTTGAGGCTGGTAAGATGACGGATGGTATGGCAGCTAATTTCGATGCTGCGTTTGAAGCGTTAGAGAAATCTGACCCTAAAGTGGCATCTACGACTTTATTCGATAGCTGGCATGGTATTTTTGATGAATTTGACGTCATCAGACATACTCGTAAGCCTTATGATTTACCAAAATTAAGAATAAATACGGAGTTTTGGAATCCAGAGAACGTACTTGGAACTAATTGGGACGCAATTCTTGAGGGTATCGAGATAGATGACTTCCAATTGGAAGGTTATGAATCTCACTCAAGAATTAAAGCACCTTTAAGTAACTAAGATGACTGATAATATGATATTAAAACTAACAGCTTACGACCCAGCAGGTGTTGAACTAGGTTCGACACAGCCTATAAATTATACCAACTTAGATATGACTGAGGGAAGGAGAACTATTCGACATCTACTAACTATCGGTAAGTATGAATATTGGGTTAAATTAGATGGTGAGATTATAGACCAATTGGAAGACAATGAAAGCAATATTAGCCGTAAATAATCTAGGATTCATTGGTCTAAACGATGGTCTACCGTGGAGAAATATAGAGGATTTCAAACACTTCAAATTAATGACTAATGGATGTAAACTTTTAGTTGGGTATAATACCAATGAAACTTTACCACCGCTTAGAAATAGGGAAGTGATGGTGGACAAACGAGGAGAATTAACCTTCGTTGAGTGGTGTATAGGTGGTAAAAAGACATATGAGAAATATGCATCACATTTCACAGAATTACATATCTCTCACATAGATGATAATACTATTGGTGACACCTTATTTCCAGACTTTTCCAATCTAAACCCAGATTGCGTTATCTACAATTACCATTTCTAACCAATATCCGTCTTTTTTGCTAGTTTGTTTATATTTATAAATGATAAATTAGATAACATGCCAAGAGCAAACGGAATATACTCAATAATTCACCCAGCTAGTGGGGCAACACTTAGTGCTTATACTTATTACGAAATATATGCTGGTGCTGGAGGTGGCGTGGCCACCGTAAATGGTACCGTCATTAACTTTGGCGAAAGTAGCAATATTGAAGTGTTGGTAAGGAAACTGAATAATGTTTCAGGTAACCTATACTTATTGGGGGAAATTAAGAGTGTTTCAACAGGTGGAACTTATATTGGGGGGACATACGGATAAAAAATAAATTAGGATGACTAAGAAAAAATTAAATATTAGACCAGTAGGTCTTAAAGGCCGAGAGGTCAACGAAAGAATGCTGGAACTTATGGATGCAACTCTAATAAAGGAAGGTGTAGACCGTGGAGTATTAGAAATTACTAAGAAAGGTCCTGACGGAAAAGTGTATGCAATCGTTCGTGAAAATAAATATTACTATATTAAAACTGCTGACATGAAAGAAGGTCTTGTAAAGGAAGACTTCAAATACATGGGTGGTCTGGCAAACAAGAAAGATTTCGCATATCCATCATATGCAAAAGCACTTAAACACTTAAACCTTAAGTTTCATTCACTTAATGAATCATTAGGACTTGTTAGTTCAGCTAATATCTTTCGAGATGATGAAATTGTTGAGACTAATATGTCTTACAAAAATTATGGTCACGTAGAGTATGATGCTAATATTGTAGACAAGAAAGGTGAGAAGCTTTCTTCCGATGGTGTATCTGATGCTGCTGAAGAAGGGGTAACTGGTGATAACCTTACCAAGAATAAAGGTAAAGGAAAGGCTGATAATGAGTTCGCTAAAGCCTCCGACCCAATATTCGAAGATAAGATTGAATTGACTGATGCGGAAAAGATTATAGAAGGTATGCTTACTGGTGAAGAAATTGTAATTCCTGAACCTGAAGCTGACTATGTATTCGAAGGTAATAATATAACAGTTAAGAAGCCAATGAGTATTTCAACTACCATTGAAGCCATTGACGAGACTATTTACAAGGTAACTGGTGAAGGTACTAAAGAAGCTATGAGTGAAGCTGCTAACATCCTTAGAGGATTGAAGAAGGAAGAGGTCATCGCTGTCTTAGAAACCATTACTGGTAAAAAAAAAGTCTAACCGAGACTAAGTACAAGCTTAAAATTGATAATCCAGCGCCTGTTCCAGAAATGGGTGACGATGGATTAGGTGGAGGTGGATTTGACGAGCCTACAACCGATAAGCCGTTTAATGACGAACCGTTCGAGGCTGGTGTAGAGGCCGATGAAACCGAAGACCCAAAACAGTACATCCAACAATTGGCTGGCAAAATTGGCCAATCCCTTAGAAAATATGAAAAAGATATAGGTGACCCAGACTTTGAATTAGAGAAGTTTGTGGTCAATTCTGTATTATCGGCAACCAATACTGGTGAGATGGATTCTGAAGACCAAAAGGATATTATTACTAAAGTTAAATCTAGTGGTCTTGATAATGGAGGAGGAGATGACGTTGATGTGAATATTGATGCTGGTGGTGATGAAGAGGTTGATGTGAATATTGATGAGCCTGCTCCAGAGCCAGAAATGGAAGAAGGATTAGTGGAAGCTGGTAATAAAGACTTGCAAACGTCAGATGAAATCGGTAACTTTGTAAAAGGAATACAAGCTTTAATGCAAAAAGGTGCAGAAGGTGGGATGGAAGAAACAATAGGTATACATAACAACGAAGAGGATACAAGAGATGATTTAGATTTAGGTTTAGATAATATTCCAGTTGTAGAGCCTGAAGTTAAACCCATAGTAAAGCCAACGAGACGTAGGTCTCCTTTTACCCCACCTGATAAGAAGCCTAAAGTTGACCCTAAACCTAAATTTGGAGTATGAAACTAATATTTGTTAGAAAAATAGGTGAAGAATGGAATGGGAAATATATTTACGAATTTATTTTCGCAAAGGATAGTGAAGGTGTAGATGGTGAGGGTTGGGATGCTTACCCTGCAAGTGGTAATCCCGAACCACCAGAAGAGACATATGTTGATAAAGTGGGCAGAGTAGAGACTTCCGCTTTCAATCTTAAGTGTGTTCAAGATAGCGATTCTTTTGCAGTCTGGGATGCCGTAGACGGAGTAGTAGCATTGGCACATGAGGATATTACTGATTATGATGAATATCCTGAACATAGAATTAAATTCTTTTATGGTGACGATGAAGAGATAGTTTGTGACACCTTATACGCTAGAGACATAATTATAGAATGGAAATACGAAAAGAAAAATGAAATTAACGAATAAAATAGCCCAAACCTTAAGAGAAGCCACAGTTAGTAGTACTATGGGTGATGATAATACCACCACAGTCGTAGCTAGCGCTAATAATCTAACTAAAACACTTAAAGATGTTGAATCTTCTAGGAAGCAAGGAGGTGGGGATGTTGAGGTAGAGGTTATGGATGAGAATATTGGTGACGATTTAGAATCTGTAGACAGAGGAGCAGATATGGGTGAGGAAGGTGAAGAGGCTCATGAAGAAGAAGAAGACTTAAAGAATCAAGTCGCTATGGATGAGGTTGTAGCTAAGATGAGTAAGGGAGATTTAGAGAAATTAATTGAGACTAAGATTAGACCTAAGAAGCGAATAATTAAGGTTGGAGACCTAAAGAGAAAGTAATGGGTAAGAATTATAAAGATATTGCACGTAAAGCTCTTAGAATGGCTACGGAGAACAAGAATATTCTTAATGAAGGGTTTGGATATCCAGAAGGTATGATGGAAAGAATCCACCCCACAATTGAGAAGAATATCATTGAGCGTAAAACCGCTATTGGTGACCACCCTGCATTACCTAAAGGTGGTGTTAGAGGTTTCGACCAAAAGTTACTATTAGACCGTTTTTGTGAGGTGGTTAATCGGTATAAAGAAGCCTTTGAGGTTGAACAAATAGATGATGAATCCATTAATGCAGAAATGCACCAATTACTTATGGATTGTCAGATGACTGAGCAGCCACATAAAAAGGCATTGGTCGAGTTGGCCGTGAATATGGTCAGAGAGGAGTTTGATATGGATGAGGATATGGTTGATATTGAGGCTGATATCACTGAACAAATATCGCTAAGTCCAAATTTAGATAGAGAAACTTCAGACGAGGAGTTTGAGATGGAATATGAAAGCCATGAAGATATAGATAGTTCTGAAAAAGAAGTAATGAAGAGACGTATGATTAATGCTCTTATTCAAGGCGCATCTATGAAGACTAATCATATGTTCAATTTAGTTAACGATGAATTAATGGAGCTGAACCCCACATTGTCAGGTAAATATAAAAAACTTATGGCATCTGCTGACTATAGCTACTTTAAGAACTTAGCACCAGCAAGTGGTAATCATACCGCAGGTGGTGTATGTAATATCGAATCAGATGGTGAGAAACCTAAAATCATTGCCGAAGCATTAACATTCCCAGTATTGATTCATGAATTGGTTAAGGGTATTATGGAATTGATTTCATTGCATGGATTTACCGAAGACGACCAACTTAACGAATTCGTTATGAGTCAAGCTGATTTCACTGGTGCAGAACCAAGTGATATGAGAATGGGACCTGCTCTATGGGGAAAATTCACTGGAGCGATTGACGCTGAAGATAATAAGTATAAACATCACATATACCATAATTTAATTTCTAAGCCCGTAGACGAGTTTAATGAGTGTCTTAGAGAGATATTTGCAGGTACCAAGAGAGGTAAGAAGTTGATAGAGGATATGGTAGACGAAGTTAAATCCAATATTGAACTTGACGAGATGGCAGAAATTACAGAGGAAGGTGGAGAGTCTTTCGAGGATATTCAAGCTACTCAGAAACAACTAAGAGACCTACTAAATCGAGACGATTTCGATGATATATTAGGTGGCATGATAGGCTAAAATAGTCAATTCCATGTATTCAGCATATTTATATATAAAAAAGTATGCTAACATCCTCCGAAATATTAACGGAATACGGTAAGTGCGTTTTAGACTCAACCTATCCCATTCAAACGTTTTTTAAGACATTTGACAAAACCCAAAATGGGTTTGTTCCATTCAAATTATTTCCAAAACAAGTCGAAATTATCCACGACTATGAGGAATACCGAATGAACTTAGTTACCAAGCCAAGACAGGCTGGTATATCCACAACTACAGCCGCATTCCTTGCGGTAGTCGTAGGGTTTGCAAGCAAAGACAACCCAGAAGCGATTCTAATTGTTGCTAATAAGCAAGATATGGCCTTCGAATTTCTTGGTAAGGTTAAAGATTTTATAAATCAATTACCTAGATGGGTATGGGGTTCCGAATATTACGGTACCCCCGAAAAAGAAAAGAAGAAATTATTTGATACTGAATCTAAAAAGGAAATTAGACTTCCTAATGGCTCAAGACTAAAGGCAGTTGCGACATCTCCAGATGCATTGCGTGGGTATACTCCTACATACTTAATCATGGATGAGGCTGCATTTATTGATAATGGAGCAGAGCTATTCGCTGCTGCCCTTACTTCACTTGGTACTGGTGGACGAGCAACACTCATTTCAACCCCAAATGGGCAAGACCCACTATATTACGAAACATACGAGAATGCCAAGCCAGGAGAACACTGTAATGGTTTTAACGTAATTGAAATGCGTTGGTATCAAGATTTAAGATACAATAAAGACCTTAGTTGGTGGAAATGGGCTGACGAAAACAAGACCAATAAGATTGTAGTCTTAGAGACCAAATTCACGTTTGAATCATACGATAAAATGGTTAAGGACGGATACAAACCAACTTCAAGCTGGTATGAAGAAATGTGTAGAGCAATGAATAATGATAAACGTATGATTGCTCAAGAACTTGATGTATCATTCCTTGGCTCTGGTGGTAACGTAGTTGATGAAGAGTATATTGAGCATCACAAGACTGTTAACGTCATGGAACCAGAGTGGTATGATGATAAGGATAATGTAACTTGGATATGGCAACAACCAATTGAAGACCACGAATATATCTTATCTTCCGATGTTTCTAGGGGTGATGGTGAAGACTGGTCTACATTCACTATTATTGATTTCACGACAATGGAACAAGTAGTGGAATATCGTGCCAAAGTACCGCCAGACAAATTAGCACTAATTTTAGACGAATATGGTAGATTATACGGTAACGCATTATTAATTGTAGATATTACGGGTGGTATGGGTACAACCACCACTCTTAAGCTACAAGAAATGAAGTATCCTAACCTTTACTACGAAGAAAGGGTTAAACCTCTTAAAAAAAGAAAAGAAGAAGGAAAATATCACGAAAGGAATGAAACTCCAGGATTCCAAGTTGGCGCTGATAGAAGCAGATTAGTTGCCCAATTTGAAAAGATGATTAGAATTAACTGTGACGAAGGTGCCGATAAAGGTATTAAAATTAGGTCTAGTAGAATAATCACTGAATTGAACACATTTATTTATAAAAATGGTAGACCTGACCATGCTACGGGTAAGCATGATGACCTTATTATGGCAATGGCAATGGCACTATTCGTTATGGAATTCTCTTTTAAGAGATTGAAAGCGTTTAAGTCTAAAACAAAGAACATGTTAGCAAGTTGGGTTATGAATGCTGCTGACCCAATTGAGGTGGAGGTCACTAAAGGTTCGGGGTTCGTACCGAAGGGCGCTAAGAAAGCTACAGGAAGGCCACCAGCGTTTAATAGGAATGTAAGTAAAAACATGCAAGACCCAGAAGGTAAATATTTGTGGCTTTTCAGTGGTACACGATGATATTTAGATAAAAGGAATAAGATGGCACAAGAAAAGACATTTACTAGAAAGAATTACGGAACACTGTATAAGTGGAGTGTGAGGACTGGACTGCAAGGTCGTAAAGGAATAAAACAAACGAGTATTGGGTGTACGGCTATTATTGGAAGTCAAGGACAAGATTGGTTGACAGGGTATGTCTATAATAAAGTAGTTGTAGATGGCCAATTACAAAGATTAGCGTATGTACAATGCGGATACGCACAGTAAGTCTTTAGTTTCCAGACAAATCACCTATATTAAGAAGAAAAAGCAATGGCTAAACAACAATTAACGGTATTTCAACGATTGAATAAAATTACTACGCCTAATGGTTTTGAACCAGAGAAAGCGAAAAGTAATAAGTATAATATCGGTAATGGTGAGTTATTAAGAACTTCATCAAAAGAGGAATATGAAGCTAAGGCTTTACAAGCCAAACAAAATAAATATTTAGGACAGGTGTGGGGTAAGGTTGAAGACAACCTTTTTCAACAATCTATTCAATATGAAATGACCAGAATTGGGGCGTACTCCGATTTTGAGAATATGGAGTTCTACCCTGAGATTGCGGCAACGTTAGATATTCTTATGGAAGAATCTACAACTGTTAATGATGTTGGTCGGGTACTGAATATTTATTCAGATAGCCCAAGAGTTAAGGGTATTCTTGAAGACTTATTCTTTAACAGAATGGATATTCATACTACTCTTCCTATGTGGGTACGAAACATGTGTAAATATGGAGATAATTTTCTATATCTCAATATCACAGATACTAAAGGTATCATCAGTGTAAAACAACTACCAAATTTCGAAATGGAAAGACGAGAAGGTGGGGTATATGATGTTATCACTGCTAAACTTAATAGTAGTGAAGGCGGTGGAACAACTGAAGAAGAAAGAGCCAATGCAGGTAAAGAAGAGAAAGTAAGATTCTTCTGGAGAGGTAGAGACTTAGAGTTCCAAGCATGGCAAATTGCTCACTTTCGTTTATTAGGAGATGATAGGCGATTACCATATGGAACAAGTGTACTTGAAAAGGCTAGAAGAATCTGGAAACAATTACTTTTAGCCGAAGATGCGATGCTTGTGTATCGTGTCACTAGGGCACCTGAGCGTAGAGTATATAAAGTTTACGTAGGTAACATTGATGAAGAAGACGTACAAGCCTATGTAAACGATATTGCGGACAACTTTAAACGGGCAAGTGTAGTTGACTCACAAACAGGTCAAGTCGACCTTAGATTTAACCAATTAGCTAATGACCAAGACATTTTCATCCCAGTCAGGGATGAAAATGCTGCAACCCCTATTGATACTCTTCCAGGTGCTCAAAATTTAGACCAAATCGCAGATATTGAATACCTTCAAAGAAAGTTATTCACATCATTAAGGGTTCCTAAATCTTTTCTAGGATTTGATGACCCAGTTGGTGACGGAAAGAATTTGGCGTTGATGGATATTCGATTTGCTAGAACTATTAACAGGTTACAACAATCGATTATTCAAGAACTAAATAAGATGGCTATTATCCACCTATATCTATTAGGTTTTGATGACGACTTAGATAATTTCACCATCACAATGAATAATCCTTCAACTCAAGCCAAGATGCTTAGGGTTGAGAATTTACAACAACAATTCACTGCAATTCAAACTGCGGTAGCTGATGCTGGAAATGGATTTGGTATTATGTCGATGACAAGAGCTAGGAGAGAAATTCTAGGGTGGAGTAATGAAGAAATTAAACAAGACTTACTTGAACAAAGAATGGAGAAAGCGGCTGCTGCTGAATTGGCCAATACTGCGGCTGTTATCAAAAATACAGGGTTCTTTGATAAGGTTGACAAATTGTACGGAGATATTGAGATTGCAAAGGAGGGTGGCCAAGTTGGTGAAGAGGGTGGTGATGGCGGTCCTGCTGGTGGTGGTGGATTCGGTGGTGGCGGCATGGGTGGAGAAGATATCGACTTTGGCGATGAGGATGTAGAATTAGAGGATGAAGGTGGTGATAATTTTGGTGGGGAAGAAGGAGCTGAAGACTTTGGAACTGATGCTGGTGGTGATGAAGGAGCTGAAGAAGCGATACCAGAAATGGGAGAAAGCCTTAAACGGGCTGGAAAGCTCTTAAATGAAGAGAAAATAATATTAGCTAATAAGTTACAAAATATTAGAACCAACCGACAAGACATTTGGATGAATGTCTTGATGAAGTCCTTGGTAGATAAAAAGGAAAAAACCATCAACGAAAATAAGATTAAGATGACTGACAGGGGATTACGAATTAATAATGATATTGACGGGGTGTTAGGTAGTATCGATAAGTTATTAAGTGGTCGGGAGGTAAAGGACTAATAGTCTTTTACTTGTATAGGTGTCTATTTAATAGAAAAGATTAATTATGCAAAATTTTGGTGAATTAAATCATATAGTTATGGAATTTTTAGCGGAAGGTGTTTCAACCAACAAAAAGTCCAACAAAAAGTTATTCAAGAAGTTCATGAGAACTCTTAAAGAAAATAAAGTTTTGAGAGATGAATTTCTAGTTTATAATAATCTTCAGAATAAGTTTGGTGGTAGCGATACTAACATCTCAGAGTTTATTCAAGAGAATATTAGACTTATGGAAATACATAGTAAAAAACAAATTGAGGAGGCAAACATTAAGTTGAGTGATTTGTTAGCAGTTGCTAACATCGAATACCCCGATAACCCATTAGCAAAATTACATGAAGCTATCCACCAATTAATGATTATTAAGGCTAACCTTAAGAATGTTGATGATAGACTTAACGCTAAAGATGTTATAGTTGAGTACATTAAAAATAATAAACCAGTCGAGAAAGGTGGTGATTATATACCAACAGACCTTATGACCAAGATTATGGTTGGTAATTTCAACAGGAAATATGAAAAACTGAACGAGGATACTAAGAGTCTTCTAAAGAAAGTTATAAATTCACCTGCCGAAGAACGGGAAGCAATATTTGTAGAGCTGGTAAGAGAGTGTGTAGATTTGGTCAACGAAAATATTATCGAGGCGAATTTAACTGTAAAGGAAAAACTTCTTTCAACGAAAGATAAGTTACTAAGGTTAAAATATGATGGAGAGACTTTCATAATGGAGGCCGCAAAGTTGCTAAACCTCAAGGTGACCCTAAAATAAATTATAATGAATGACAGTTTCAATGATGATGTCATAACTACGAGTATTAAGTTTTCTAGTACAGAATTAATAAACGAAACGTCTTATGACCAGTGGAGTACAGTGACAATCTGTGAAGATGCTGTATGTAAGAGAATAAAAACCCCTAAAGACTATAATGGTTTTTTAGTCAGGTATGAAACTGGCGCAAGAACAGTCAGACATGAAAATCATAATGAGTATGAAATCCTAGATATTCGAGTTGGTAGCATTCGTAACACTATTACGAATGAAGTATATCACGAGGGAGATACCATTATGTTCACTAAGGGTGAGGAGCATGAGCTTATATGTGAAGAAGAAGCCTATGTTTACTGTGTAATGTCCAAGAAACAGAGGCAGTTAGGTTAACCACTTAAAGTACTTGATTAAGTCCTTTTTTTTGCTTATATTTAAAAGTATGAAAAAGAAAGGTAAGAAATTTATATTT